CATAACAGATCTTCTCAACGAGTTTCTGAATATCTTCGCCATAGTAAATAGGAACACCAGCAGCTCTCTTATGTCCGCCACCCTTTCCTACAATACGGCAAACTTCTACGAGGTCAATCTTGTCTGAATTAGAACGAAGAGACAACGAATTACCGTGCTTGATGATCTGATAGTCATATCCAGCCTTTGACAGACGGACTGACATTTCAGCCAAGTACTTATCACATTCATAGAAGCAGCCTTTGTGCTTCAAGTCACTGATTGGTAGTTCATCATACTGTTCCTTGACTTCCTTGACATACCTCTGAATCCATTCCTTTTCTTCAGGATAGAGAGTAATGTTTCCGTGCAAGAAACGAGCGAAGAACCACTTGAAACCCATCTCCCAAGACATTGCGTTATAGAACATTGAACGCTTGTCCTGAAGAGTGAACATATCATAGTCATTCGCAATAGTGACTAGTTCTTTTAGGTGTGTAAGATCTTTCTTGATGCCAAAGTACTTATAAGCAAGCATACATCCAGAATACTTCTGATTAATGTAGACGTTAGTACTTGGGCTGTCATATTCTTTCGCACTTTCGTGATGGTCAAGAACCAAGACTGGAATTTCTATCGGAAAATAAGTCTTGCAGAAATGCTGAATTTCACGAATGTTGTTCGGGCAGAAGTCAGTAAAGATTACTGCTTCAAACTTTGCCTGATGTTTCTTCAACTTATCAATGATCTGGGGTTCTTGGCCGTAATTTATCTGTTCTGTGATTACATTCTTAAAGTAATTCTTAATGACGATGCCCGCAGTGACGCCATCAAAGTCAATGTGAGTAAAGTTCAAAACTTTAAGGTCTTCATTATAAAAATCGGTCATGTTTTACTCCTTAGATAAAATATAACAAAAAATGGGTGCCTTTGACGGGCACCCACTAATTTTTATTCTAGGGAATTAGGCGTCCATTGATTCTTCATCAACTGAGTTGAAGAATTCATCATCGGACACTTCCGGAACTGCTGCTACATTGGTAGACTTCTTAGACGGCTTAGCCGGTTCTGCATCAAAGTCAAAGTCATCAGCAGCAGGTGCTGGTGCAGAGACTTTCTTCTGAACTGCAGGCTTAGTGGAGTCTAGAGATTCAGAGAACGGGTTGGTAGAAGCGATAGAGACACCGCTTTCAGCAGCCGGAGCGTTAGAAAGCAACTGTTCACCAGTCTTGTCAAACCAACGCTTGCAGATTGTGTTAAAGTCTGCAACATCTTCTTCCTTATTGTAGCATTCATCGAGACGATAAAGCTGAGACTCGATTTCATCGACTTCCTTAGTGGTCAACGGAGTATAAGACTTACCGTTCCACTTGTCAATCGGACCAGGAGTACCGAAGTGAGAGTCGTCAAGCTTAGGACCGTTGGAACCCTGAACACCAGTGTAAACGAAGTTAGCACCAGTCTCCCAGTCAAACGGGTTAAAGCCCTTAACAAGACCCTGCAGTTCATCTTCCTTATCGGTCATTGCAGTTGAGATCATCTTCATGATCTGCGGTCCAAATTCAAAGCGGAATACCTTACCTTCAGTATCGGTGTTGTTTGCGTTACGAACAACAAGGATATTACAGATGTAACGGCTCTTTCCCTTGCCCAAAGAATACTGAGCAGCTTCTTCCTTAGAGTACTTCTTGTACATCTCGCGGTTGTGCTGGCAGATCGGACAAGGCTTGCCGAACTTTGTCAAACATTCGGTGATGAACCACTTATCATTCGGCAACTTGATAGTGTGCTTACGGTTCTCGACGAACGGTTTGATTTCATCTGGATGTGAGGGTAGGAAACGAATAACAACGCTGAACTTTCCATCCTTCATTGTGGGCTGGAAAAGATTTTCAATCTTCCAAGACTTGAACTTTCTTTCTTTGGGTTGCTGTTCTGCAACTGCAGCGTTGATGTCTGAAAAATAAGAGTTGAGGTCTCTCTTCATTGGCATAATGATTTCTCCTTTATGTTTTCCTTTTTGTTTTTTGTCTTACTATTCGCATTAGCCTTAAGAACCGAAAGTAGTCAGGATCATCAATCTTGGTTTCGTCAATAGCAAACTTATTGTTGTCTATTCCATCAAACCAAAACCAAAAACTCAATGTTCCGTTCCGAATCAGCTCATAAAGCTTATTCTTTTGCTTTTCATTGACTTTGTATAGGTCAAATTGGTCGCCAGTGAAAGCAGCAAATGGATTTTCTTCTTCCTTCGCTTTAGCTTCCTCTAACATATTATTTATAACTTCAAGTTGAAGATTTTTTCCATTTACTGAATAAAATTTAACAACTTTTTGAAGATAGTTGACGTTTGTTATGTTTTTTTTCTTAACGCTTCCATCTCTCAAAAAGTCACCTATACAGATGTAAATCCAGTCAGTGAAAGAGATCTTCTTCATGTTGATTGCGTTCGCTAAATCTATGAACGCAACATAGCCTTTCGGCATGTTTCTGGTCTCAAAGAAAGGTTCTTTCAAGATTTCCTCAAAAGACTTCTTCTCAAATTTTCTAACGATGGGCTTAGGATCTTCCTTCTTGCCCAACAGTTTTGAAAACAGAGACCAGAAGTGATAAAGTTCTTTACTCGTCGTCTGCATCTAGGAATTCCAATAGTGATGTTTCTGGTTCATCCTTCTTAACATGGAAGCGTTTCAATAGTTCTTGCTTCAATGTATAGAAGTTGAGTTCGTCAAGATACTTAAGTACCTGCTTCTCATCAAGATAGTCAGTAGTTAGATAGATAAGCGAGTCTGTGATGTTGACTAGTTTCTTCTTATGTAAGTCAGCGATAGCCGCATTGAACTTATGCAAATCATCTGCATCTCCATCAACGACGGGTTCTAGTGACTTAGGAAGTCTTGAATACTCATCAACATCATCAAAGTCAAAACCGCGTTCTTTCATTAACTTGTAGAACCCGGCTTTGTTTTGCTTTCTTTCTAGTGCTTGACCATCTTCCCAGTCAGACAGTAATGAATCAAAGTAATCCATTGTGTTCCTCCTTTAAAGATAATCTATTTCCTCTACACTTGTTCCGCCGTCATCGCTTGAGATCGGTTTGGAATCAAATATGTTCACCGTGTCATTCTTTACTTTATCTTGCTGGACATCGTAGATGCGTTGCTTTTCCGTATCAACACCCACCAAGAATGTGGCACCACGGTTCTTACCACCATATCTTGTCTTCAACAGTTTCATGCAGTAGCAGTTCTGCTGTTGGAAATCTTCAGGTTGAGTGACACCAAAGATGGCGTCTGCCTTCATCGTAGATGCATAAGAGTCAGCAACATCAGACAATGAAAGTTCTGCAATACCATTACCGCCACGGTTTGCCTGTAGACCTGAAATAATCGGGAAGCCATGAACCTGAGCGAGAGCACGAACCTGAGCAGCGATAAGCTGGAGGGTTGTGTTAGTGTTCAAGTTAGCGTTCGGTTTACCGTTAGGAATCATACATCCAATATAGTCAATAAAAACGACGTCAGGAATGAAACCTTTCTTCTCTTTCAATTCTTTAAGTAATGCGTTTACCTGTAATGCGTTTACAGAGTATTCCGGCATTTCTCTGATCATCAATCTTGACTTAATCTTCGCATGAATTCCAGAAAATGCCTTATAGAAGTTCTCACGGCTCATCGCCTTAAATTCTTGCTGTGTCACATTGAACATGTTCTGAGCAATACGAGCAGCAATCTTGTTTTCAGGATCTTCAAATGTCAAGTAAAGAACATTGTTTCCATTCAAGACCATGTTCGTCGCAAGAGAACACATAATCAAAGTCTTACCGATGTTAGTCGGTGCCATGAACAAGTTCAATGACTTTTCGTGAATACCGCCGACAAGAATATCATTGATAGCAGCGATACCTGTGTTCCAAAGTCTTTCCTTTGTATTAGCGTCTTCATACAATCTATCAGGATCTGCAAAGAAGTCAAAGCCCAAGTTCGCATTAAAAGTGAATGACTCCGCTTCAACCATCGCATCTGAAATAGAGCCTGAAATCTTTTCACCAGTAGTGACGTATTTCATGCCTCCTTCACAAGCACGGTAGATTAACTTTCTTCTGACAAATTCTTCAATTTCTGATAAGATGTATTCTGTCTGAACTTCTTCATCCTTGATGTCCATAATCAAATCAAAGACGCCGCATGTCTGGTCATCAGTAATCATGCGCTTCGTCTCGATGACACTTGGCATCGCATTAAATGACGAAGTGAACTTAAGAATATCATCAACGATAATCTTATTGTCTACATCAAAGAACCACTTGTTGTCAAGATAAGGAAGTACTTTTGAACGCACTTCCTGATTGACATATAGTGCCTTGATGATAATTCTTTCAAACTCAGCGGACTTCATTAACAACCTTCATCGTATGCTGCGAATGTCTTCAAAAGTTGTTCATGTCTTTCATAGACATGAAGCGAACCGCAGTTATAGAAGATGCTTCCTTTCTGTAAATCGGGATACTTTTCCTTCAGTTCTTCATACATCATCTGATATACGAAACAATGCCAAGGGAAGTCAAAAGATAGACCAGTGACCAAATCACAAGATCTTTGAGTTACGATATATTGAAGTGTGTTGTCTCTAATCATCAACTGTGCAGAAACAGTACACATGAAATCATGCTTACCATTCTCGACAGCATCATTGTGCATAGACGGTCTTGTGTAGATCATCAACGCTTCTCTTGTGTTGACATCTTCCTTAAGTTTCTTCAAACAATTTTCATACTGTGAACCATTTTCCTTAGAGAAGACGCACCAACCATAATTTGAGTTGATGAGCTGCTTGTCGTCCTTTGATGCACAGAAATTCCAAATCTTGATGTCGTCCATCCATCCTTTGATAGACAGATCTTGCGACATATACCACTTATGTTCCTTCTCTAAGTAGTCATGCTTGAACGGACGGTTAAGAACATTCAAGAACGGCTGATACGGATTAAGTGTCAAGTGAGAGTCAATGATCTCCCAAGTATTGCCTACTTTATCGCCTGCCTTATACTTCCAAAGAAGTGGAAGAATGACATTATCACGAAGCTCGGCGTTGTTGCCTCTGCCTGTGCGAGACGGAACATCCAAGTCTTCCTTCAATTCAAAATTCTCAATCATACTATCATCTCCTTAATTGTTTTCCATACTGCATCTGCATCTTTATCATTGATGTCAATCAGTGCCTTATGAACAACATTGCTCTTACAGAAAGCGTCTCTGAATGCGCCGACTTCATACTTTTTATCTTCTAGACCTTGTGTCGGGCTGAGACCATCTTCTCTTGAAAGCAAATGTTCAGGAGAGTCAACAAAAACGAACTCGTATGCGTTCTGCAGAAAATCTTCATACTTTAATTCAAGATCATAAACATAGTCACCTGAATAATCTCTGAACTTTGGTCCATAGACAGTTTCACCAAGATGAGCGCGGTCAAAAATGATTACGGTCTGCGGATCTTTTGCGAATTCATCAGCCAGACGAAGCATGTCATCATATCTAACAAATGCCATGTCTTTCATGTTGTCTGATGTATAGACTTTTTCAGGATTCAGATGAATGTGTTCATAATGAATTACATGAACTTGCATTCCTTTGCATTCGTAATAATTTTTGAGATTAGCAATCTGTGTACTCTTACCACAGCGATTTGGACCTTCTATCACAAGAATCATAAACTAAATCTCCTTTTTACTTTGTCAAAATATAATAACTTTTTTCATAAAAAACGGGTGGGCAAAAATTTTCTGCCCACCCTTGAGATTTTAATGTCAACGATTAGTCTTTGTCAACATCAAAAGTATACGGTTCTTCATCATCTTCTCCAGCTTCTTGTTCATTCTTGGAGTTCAATGACTTTTCTGACAAGTTATCCCAATCACCAGAAGCAATCATTGCAGAAATGTTTTCAGAAGCAGCAGTGAGGTTAGAATCTTCAAACGAGAACTTTCTTTCAAGGAATTCATTGAAGTCGTCGTCAGCGAAGATCGGAACCCAGAACTTAGCACAGTAGAGGTCCTTTTCTTTCCATTCACGACCATCAGTGTCATACTTCGGACGAATGAATACATTTGAGACGCCTTTCTTTTCCTTGACAACGATGCCAGACTCAATAGCGTCCTCAAGCAATCCATAGTAAGGGTTGATACCGCCGTCAAGTTCAATCAAGAACTTCAACTTCTTAAATTCCTTAGCATCACGACCCTTAGAAACTGCAGCGGTAATGATCTTACCATAAATGGAACCGTCAGTATCCTTAGCCTTTGCAGATGAGGAAGCAAGAACGATAGCGTCAGAGTTAAACACTAGTCGCTTACCGCCAGGAATTGCGAACTTACCAGTCGGGGAATACGGATCCATCGTATCATAGACGTGGTTGACGATGAATGTTGTGTTACCGTAAGCGTTGATGACGTTAGCAAGTTCGTTCTTGAATCTTGCACCAGACATGTTTACAGCGGACGATGCCTGTGCTGCCTTCTCAAGAACCTGTTCTTCAACGAGCGGTCCCCAGGAGTCAAGAAGCACGAAGATTTCACGAGACTCCATACGAGTCAATCCGTTGTTGATGCGAGCGAAGATCTGCTTAATTTCGGGAATGCGGGATGTTTTGAAAACGATGATGTCGTCAGTATCAACGCCTAGCTTTCTAGCCAATCTTGCGTTGAATGCGTTTTCGGAATCTATAACGACGCAGGACATTCCGCTCTTGTATGCTTCAGCAAGAAGGTTCAAACCGATAAGTGACTTACCTTGCTTAGAGTCAGCGGCGATGGTAACCATACATCCTTTCTTGATACCACCATTTTTAACCCTGCCTGAGAAAAGAACGTTTACAGGTCCACAGTTTGTGGAAATGAACTCGTCCTCAATGTTGTCCACGGACAGAATGTCCGCAAATGCCTTGTCTCTCTTCCATTTTGCTACTAGCTTGTTTGTTGGATTCTTTGCCATATTTTTCTCCTATAACTAAATAATGCATGTACTGACCGACTCAATTGGTCGGTACATTATTTATTACAGTCAAAATATAACAAAAAATTCAAGAAAACTTATTCATCGGAATTTTTTCCTGCAAGTGCATCATCTGCAGTTGCAAGATTTATAAGACCAGCTGTCTCAATCTTCCAGCGCTTCCAATGTTTTTCACGGAAGGCGTTAAGTTTAGTACATATTGTTTCTGATTCGTTAATTCTTCTGTTGATGTGGTCAACGACATGATCCCAAAGACATTCATAAGCAGCAAATGTCGTTGGCAAGTCTTTAGACTGCAGCGCCTCTCTATCTGACTTGCTCAACCTATCAGAAAAGCCATAGGAGTAAGACTGGCTTGACGGAGAAACGTAACTATAACGGAAGAAATCTTGCAAGAAGTTGTCATACGCTTCTTTCATCGCGGCATCATTTTCTTTGTTGTCATTTTTATATTTCTTGATGAAAGGCAATGTTCTTAAAGAGATCTGTACTCTATCATACCTTTCCATCTCAGTGTCTGCTTTTGTAGGAACTGCGAAAGAATAAGTGATAGTAATGTCGCCATTGAACTGATCTTGGTTTATCAAGTCAAGTGCATCATGCAATCTCTTGGAGTAAAGCTCTATTTCTGCATAAGTTTCTTTGACAGTCACAATGTAAGACATGTCTACCTTACGCTTATCCTTAACATCAGTTACCTGTGTCCAGCCTGTGTGTTTTAGAAATTCCACAATGCGAGCATAGGCGGTTAGTTCTACGTTCATAGTTTATTTCTACTTTAGACCTTAATCTTTTGAATGATGGTAATCATTTCGCCATAGTTGTAATCAAACATATAAGGAATTTTTCCACCCTGGCGACTTTCGGAACATTGGTCTTGGTGTTCCTTAATGTAAGTTTCCATATCAAATTTACCTTCAATTCCTTCATTGTCTTTAAGGAATGGCTTCAACTTCTTCTTGAACTTTGCGATAGCTTCGTCAAGTGTATTTTCTACGAAAAGAATCTCCATATCAGATTCCCAATTCCATACAACTGCAAATCGTTCATTAGTAGCTGGAACAGTATTTGTCTTCTTCATTTTATTAC